GCGAGCCTGTTGCTCGGACGTCACGCCGACTGTCTTGAACATGTATGCGGACGACCACGCAAGACGGGCCGCCTGGTTATACAGCCGGTGGACAAACGTCTTGACCGACGGGCGGGTAAAGTCAATGTCCACATGTGCCTTCTCAGCCTGCTGAAGCGTGGCGAATGCACGGATGTAACTGACAAACACACCAAGCAGAAGATCCTCGAGATACTCGCACTTGGACGCGAGGGTAATACGATCAACCTCCTTCTGAAGCGTATCCTGGCTCCACTTGGGAATCTGCGTTAACAGGTTCTGAAAGGTCTTGAGAATCTGATCGGGCTGTCCATTGCGGTCGCACGCACCCTTGGCGGAATCGTAGATACTCCACAGACCATCCGCAACGTGCGGAACAAGCACACGCGTTAGGTTCTCGCGAAGAGAGGACTTGACAAACTCGGTGCTCATTTGTTTACACGCGAGTCAATGAGTTTCACTAAACCGACGCAGATGCCGACGTTCGTGCTTATCCTCATGATTCGCAACGAAGAGAAGATTCTGAAACGCTGTCTGGAGGCAGTGGCTGACGTGGTCTCTGCCTTCTGCATCTGCGACACTGGGTCTACGGACGAGTCCTGTGCAATTGCCACCGAATTCCTCAAGACGCATGACGGGTGTCTCACGCACGAGCCATGGAAGGACTTTGGATATAACCGCACAGTGAGCTTTCAGAACGCACAGACGTACTTGAAAAAGACTGGATGGGACCTGACGGATACGTTCGGCCTGTTGCTGGATGCAGACATGGTGTTCGTTCCCGGAAACTTGAAGACCCACCCGCTAGAACGGTCAGGCTATACGGTGATTCAGAAGGCGGGGTCGCTTGAATACCCGAATGCTCGTATTGTTCACATGGAGCATTCATGGACGTGCCGCGGAGTGACCCACGAGTACTGGGATGGGCCGACAAAGAGTCTTCCGCTATCCGTGTGTTATATCGACGACCGCAACGACGGTGGATGCAAGGCGGATAAGTTTGAGCGAGATGTTCGTCTTTTGGAGCAGGGCCTCATTGACGAACCGGACAATGGACGGTATATGTTCTACCTGGCTCAGACCTACAATGGTGTCGGAAAGCTGAAGGAGTGCATTGCCATGTACAAGAAGCGGATTGCCGTGGGTGGATGGGAAGAGGAGTTGTGGTATAGCCAGTACATGATTGGCAAGTCGTGGTTGGCCTTGAAGAACATTCCGAAGTTCGAGCAGTGGATGCTCAAGGCTCACGAGCGTAGGCCATCACGTGCGGAACCCATGTACCAGCTAGCCAAGTACTTCCGTGAGAACTCGCAGCACCACAAGGCGTATCACTATGCGCAGGTTGGTCTGGGGATTCCCATGACAACGGATGCATTGTTCGTGGAGACCGATGTGTACACTGGGCTGTTTGAATACGAGGCCACGATTCTCTTTTATTACATTGGTCAGTGCCGCCGGGGCCTCGACGAGTCCGTTCGCTACCTACTCAAAAACCGCCCCCACCAGGAGAATGTATATGGAAACTTGCCCTTCTACATTGAGCCACTGACATTCCCGTCCAAGGCTCATCCGATTGACCGCGATCTCTTTGGCGAGGACTACCATCCCACGTCCGTCTCCCTCTTCATGAAGGGCGGAAAGGTGTACCACAATGTTCGCTTCGTGAATTACTCCATCAACCCGCAGACAGGGTCGTATCTCATGAAGGAGGACGGTGTGGTTCGCGAGAACTCGACGGTGCGGACACAGAATGCCTTCTATAATCCTGAAACAGGTGAAGTCACCAAGATGCGGGACGACTCGGTCACACTGCCTCGCAAGCCAGGTGCACATATCGTGGGGTTAGAGGATGTTCGCGTGTACACCAATGGAGCGGGCGAGACCTGCTGCACCGCAACCACGTGGGAGTACACCGATAAGATTCGCATCTTCCAGTCCAAGTACGACCCTATTCAGGGTCTGTATTCGGAATGTCGTATTTTGGATTCGCCGGGTAACCAGGAGTGTGAGAAGAATTGGATTGCCATCAACAATACGGACCATATCATTTATGGATGGAACCCTCTTCGCGTAGGCACGATCCGCGGCACCGACTTGGCCATTCACACACAGCACGAAACGCCGTGGTACTTCAAGCACTTCCGCGGGTCGGCCGTGACATTCCAGCCGCCTCAGTATCCCGGCGAGACATGGGCGTTGGTCCACACGGTCGAGTACTGCCAGCCTCGGAAGTACTTCCATCTCTTTGTGCGGCTCGGTGAACAGTACAGAGTAAAAAGTATCAGTCGCCCCTTCGTCTTCCGTGCCAAGACGATTGAGTACTGCATTGGCTGCATGCCCGATCCCGCCTTCACCACGCTGACGTGCGTCTTTTCCACCATGGACGACAATCCGCGTATGCTTGATATTCCAGTGGCCAGTCTGGAATGGATTCAGGTGTAGAGCTGACGCCATGACTCGTTTGTCACGGCGGCGGTGTCCTTCAAGATGTGGCGTGCCGTCTCCACGTCCAGCACGCACGGCAGCGTAATCTTCTTGTAGAACACATAGTCCTTCGCCGTCTTCTCATCAGCAATCCGGAGCAGGTTGATGCGAGTCACCAGCGACTCCACCGCCCGAATCAGTGTGCGAACACCCTCCTCCTCCTTGCTGAACTCCTCAATCAAGTACTTCACCGCATCCTCTGTCAGGGTCAACTGGCCCGTCAGCTGAACGCGGTCCAGAATCTGCGGCCACACATACTTGGTGAGAATGTTCTTCTTGTCCTCCGCATTGTAGCCCGAGCAAGTGATGACCTGCATGCGGTCGCGCAGAATCGGGTGGACCTTCGACTCGTCGTTGAAGCTGAACACGAACAGACATTGGCTCAGGTCAAAGTCCACGCCAGCGAAGTACCGGTCGTGGAACTGAGTGTTCTGCGACCGATCCGTGAGGTGAATCAGCATGGACACAATCTCATCGCCGTGCGATGTGGTCGAGATCTTGTCCAACTCATCGAAGTACAGAACCGGGTTCATGCACCGAGCCGTCATGAGAGAGTCGGCGATGCGACCGCACATCGACCCCTCGTAGGTGAAGGAGTGGCCGACAAAGTTGGCGGAGTCGGAGGCACCACCCAGCGAGAAGAACTCAAACGGACGCTGGAGAACCTGGGCCACACCGTTCTTGGCGATGCTCGTCTTGCCCACGCCCGGAGGTCCCTTGAGAGCAATGACATTGCCCAGCGACCCCGGACTGGAAATCCACTGGGCGAGCGTCTGCATAATCTGCGTCTTGGCCGTGGACATGCCGTAGACAGCCTTGTCTAGCATGTCGCGGGTGTTCGCCAGATACTTGGCACACGGCTCAGGACCATCCGACAGCTTGACTGGGAGCGTGACCATCTTTCCGAACGGAATGCGAAGGAACGACTCGACCCACGTCCGAAGCTTGTATCCCTCCGAGCTGTCCATCTCGTTCAGGATGTCGATCTTCTTGATGACAGCCGCCTTCAGCGAGTCAGGAATCGGCAGCTCGAGGACGCGGAACTTGAACGGAACATCACCCTCCTCAATGAGCGACGACAGACGCTTCATCTGCTCATTGAGACGACGACGCTTGGACTTGGACAAGTCTCCGAAGTACTCCTCCTCGTCGTCATTCAGCTCGATGGCCGGTGCGTCTTCGCGAACCCTGTGACCACCGCCCCCAGTATACTTCTTCTTGAGATGGCTGATGAACTCATCCTCCTCGGACTCGTCGTCAGAGTCTTCGGTCTCAGAGTCTCCGATTTGAAGTTGTGCCTTACCGCTGGCAACCGTGTGGATGTGCAGCTGAACACTGACCTTGGACCCCTTGGGAAGCTTGATAACAGGAGCCTCGTCTTCGGACTCCTCTTCGGACTCCTCCTCGGACTCGTCTTCAGACTCAGACTCCTCCTGCTCATAGTCCTCATCCTCAGACGAATCTGACTCTGACTCGGCCTTTAAGGTCTCGTCCTTGACCCACGTCGTGTTGGCGGCACGCTTACGAAGATTGTAACGACTGGGCATCTTGCTGCCTCCCAAGAAAAAACAAAAGGCATCCGTTTTTTGACAGAGTATACTAATGAGCGAGCTTGCGAGCATCACCGATATCGCAGAGAAGCAGGCCAAGATGCTTGCGGCCCGGGATGCCGAGGCCCCGGCAATCAAGTTAAGCACCACGATTGTTGAAGCGTTCTTGAAGTCACACCGCGTCCTTTGTTACGGCGGCACGGCCATCAACAACCTACTTCCGACAGAGGATCAATTTTACGGCCCAACCGAGACGCCCGACTATGATTTCTTCACGGAGACTCCGCAGGAACACGGCATGATGATCTCGGATCAGCTTGCGGCCAAGGGGGTTGAGAGTGTGGAGATGAAGCCAGGTGTCCACCTTGGAACCTACAAGGTGTTCGCGGACTACCACGGCGTGGCGGACCTGACGTTCATTGCACCCGGATTGTTCAATCATCTGTGGAAGGAGAAAATCACGCGGCACGGAATTCACTATGTCCATCCCAATTTCCTTCGGATGTCCATGTATCTGGAACTCTCACGTCCCGAGGGTGACATCTCTCGCTGGGAAAAGGTGTATACTCGGCTGATGCTTCTGAACAAGCACTATCCCATTCTCTGCACGGATGAACCCAAGGAACCGGACCAGCTCTCCATGGAGCAGAAGAAGGATGTGGTTCACATGCTGAAACACCATCCGATTGTGTTGCTCGGGTTCTCTGCCGTGTCTCGTCACGAAAAGAAGGCGGTGTGGTATACACCCGTCTCTCTGCTCGCAGAGAAGGAGGAGATTGAAAAGCACACGAAAGGACACAAGACGGTTGTCCACGAAGAAACCGACATTCTTCCAAAGCGAACGGATGTTCTGGACAAGGACGGTGCGGTGATGTACCAGTTCTATGAAACACAGGCATGTCATAGCTACCACACAACAGGTGACGGTCTTCGCATCGCGAGTATTCCCACTACGCTGACGTTCTTTCTGGCCCTGGCATATTCGGGTGCCTCAAAGGACGAGTTGACTCGGTTGATCTGCGTGGCCCAGCGACTGGTTGAATTGGCGGCTGACAAACCGAAGCGAAGGTTCGCTCTCTTGACCCCAGCAGAGTGCTTGGGTAAACAGAAGGAGTTGCTTGATATGCGTCGTGAACGCGTCGAGCTGTTTGCCAAAGTGGGAAAGAACAAGGAGTCGGCTGATTTTTTGCAGTATTTTTTCACCTACAACCCGAAGAACGACAAGACGAAACGGTCAAAGATATCCGCACTTCTCAAGAAGACCCGTAAGGCACGCCTCAAGGATACTGCAGAGTAACGGGGATTGTGTTCGGAACGGTAACCGTGGTGCCTGACCCATTGACAACCGTGCCTGTCGTCATTGCATACGGCTGCCCAGCAACCGCGGCACACTCGCGGAATCCCTGTTGCACTTGAAGAAGAAAGTTGTAACTATTCTGAATTCCCTTGGAACGATACGCATTCACACCCGAATATCCCGAACCCGCAGGAACGTTCGTAATGTACGCAAGTCGAACCTTTGTCTGTGTAAGCACGTCAGACGCATCGCGAAGACGCATGCCTTGAAGTCCACCAAACGCAGTGCCGCTTTGTCCTCCGGAGCTCATTTACTACCCAGTTACATTTTATCGTCCCGTATACCAGGCCACATCAAAATACTGTCCGGAGTCAGGACCGCGAATGAGCGAGACCGGAGGGGCGGCCGCAGCATGTGACATGATTTCAGACGCAGAGAGTGCACGAGAATAATAGGTCAGCCCACCGACTTGCCCGTCGAATCCATTCGTTCCTCCGATGGTTACGGGTGCATCTTGCTGCTTCGGAAGCTGCGTGAGCGTATGGTGCCGACGCAGAAGACCGTTGATGTACACGTCGACGGTGTACTGCGTAACCACAATAGCAATATGAATCCACTTCTGGGCCGGAATATTGTCAATCAGAACCGATTCAACCGCACCGTATGTAGCGACTTTGACAAGAATCGACCCCGATTGACTCGACAGATACAGTCCGGGACAGTCGGCCCGATTGAACACTGTTCGCTGTGTGCCGTTCTTGTATGTAAAATCATTCACATCAAACCACCCTTCAAAGCTGAACGTTGCACCCTCGGGCTGGTTGTTTGAGCGAGGAAGAGTGGCCTTCGACGTATACGCAACCTTTCCATTCTGCGTTCCACCTTGCAGTGCCACGGATGTCGGGTCGGTTGACGTGGAGGCATTCCACGCAGTCACACCCAAGAGAGCAAGTCCAAGTCCTCCAATTGCAACCTCCATTGTTCCTTACTTAGAAACAAACCCTCTCGAAGTGAGACGCAGACCTCCTGCCTTCACCTTGGCTGGCATCAACAGAATCTTGATCCATTCCTCGTATGTGTGCGTCTTCTGATATTCGATCGCCTGTGGAGGCACCGGACGTCCCTTGATATTGTAGTTGTAGTGAATACGACTTGGGTCGGACTGCGTTTCCTTCCGAAGAATCCCGCTCTTGGCAAGGTCGATGGTCCATTTCAGATCTTCACCTCGCGTGGCGTCTTCGAACTGAACAAGCTTTGCAATTTCTGCAAGCATCGGGTTCAGATGATTGGGTGGACGCACAAACACGCCGTCTACATACAGTTTCCCGGTGAGGGGAATGTCAATGCTGTGCGTGAAGGTGTGTTCATCCATCTGCCCTCGAATCCGCATCACGTCCTTCTGCTCTGTGAAACACGCCAAGAAATCCTCGAAATACGCATCCGTCACCGAATCGTCATCGTCGATAAATGTCGTGTACTTCCCCTTGGCATTTGCCAGGAGAAGGCGGCGTTTCATGCCCACGCTCATTTCACGGTTGTCCAGTGCTTCGTTGATATCAAGACGCAAGCCCGGGCAGATGCGAGCAAATTGTTCGCGGAGAGTTGCCTTTAACGCTTCACACTGAGTCCGCCGTTCAACCAAAGTCGGAATCAAGATTGACAGGTCAAACTCATAGGCCTTCCGCGAAATATACGTTCGAAGGTCTTCTTCGAGATACCGGTTGTTTCGCAGATAGAGCGAATCAAAGGCAACCTTGTGTCCAAGCAACGGGTGGCGGTGACGTATGATACACGTAGGGTTGTAGATTGTCTTTGAGCGTAGAGTGGTCTTGCACAGGTCGGTAAGCTCTGTATCGCAATAGAAGCTCTTGTACTCGGGTGCATAGATTGAACCGAGTCGTTCATACATGGTGCGTCCGTACATTGATAACGTGTTCAGTTGAGTCCCTTGAAACCCGTCATTGAACCAAAGAATACAATCACGGTCGGGAGTCATGCTCCGTCGAATATATTCATCGTATCCGCGAACCTCGGGAATCATGTCGTCGGACACCAACACAATGATGTCCCAAGGATAGTCTACCTTTTCAACATCCGCATTGCACGCCTCGATCTTCGTCGTGCTTCCGCCATAGTACAGTGCGTTCCATGCGAACCGACGGATGACACTGAACAGCTGTTGTTGAATGTCATGTCCGGTCATGGTGCTATCGTCCACATCGCATGAGACGACAACACCAATTAGGTCTGGCCGAGCAGCCATGCCGAGATACTGTTTTAGCGTTTTTATCAACTGGTCGGGTCGCGAGCGGCTGGGGCATTTCAGAAGAATTCGCGACATTACTATTTGGTAGAAGAGAACCAACTCGATATATCCGAACTCGAACCGCCCACGACGTCCTTACCAGCACTGTCCTTGACACCAAAGACAAAGGTATATCCGAACAGCGAGAGATTGCTCAGCTGAGAGGCAGCAGCCGGTGTCGAACTCGAGCATACGGTGCCTGCACCAAAGAACGCACCGGCATCCGAGGACTCAATCTTGTTCGACGAGCTGTGGACAGTGCATACCGACCCACCAAACCCACCACCGCCACCAATGATGAGCTTGCCAGATGCGGGCATCGGGACACCGTCAAGCACCGCAGACTTCTGAAGCCGGCCATTGATGTACACGTCGACATTGCGATTATACACCGTGATCGACACTGCGAACCACGACTGTAACGGCACGTTCTCAACGGTCACGACCTGCATTGTTCCGCTTCCTACGTTGACAGTGTTCACATTCGTTCCCGATGGATACAAACTGATCGCGACTTGAAGGGAATTGTCAGTCGGGTGAAGCGTCACGGCCGGAACGCTCGTGCCTGGATTGGTTGAGCTGGTCTGTGAAATGACCGGCTTGGGTTGTCCGAACTTGTATCCCCAATCCTTGATGTACATCCAAAATTGAAGGCTTGTATTTGAACCTGACACAACCGATGGTATGGTTGACCCTACCTTTGCATCAACCTCGGTGGGAGCTTGGTCGGTGGCCACTGCGGCTCCTGCTGATGGTCCTACATACTTGCTCGCCACAATAACAAGCGCAAAGACGACGCCAATCGCGAGGACTGCACCTAAAATTCCCATATAGTTGATCGGTTTAGGTCCCGTGGGTCCCAGTTGAAGGGCCAGTCCGGGCGGCCTTGATGCAGACGATCCCATTATTTATGCTTTACAAGGGAAAGGTATTCAAGATAACAATGGAAAAACGAACACTACCTATACAACGGACTCAGGTGGCAATGTTCTGTAATAATTGTGGAGAGAGAGGTCACGTGTTTAAGCACTGTTTACAGCCCGTGCTGTCGTGCGGTATCATCTTGGTGAACCGGGCATCTATACCGGTGGACCCGAACACCGTGCAGGTCTTGATGATCCGAAGGAAGGACAGCATGAGTTTCGCGGAGTTTATGCGGGGAAAGTATGATCCGTCGGACGAGGCGTACGTGGGTCGACTCTTTACCAACATGACTCTGCAAGAGCAGACGGCGGTGGTGTGCGAGCCGTTCGACGTCTTGTGGAATCAGTTGTGGGGAGACGACCACTCGTCTCCGGAGTACATGTTCTCGAAGGACCGGTTTGCTCGCGTAGACCGTGAGGCGGCAATGCGAAACAACATGTCAGTGTTCAAGGAGCCGGAGTGGGGATTTCCGAAAGGTCGGCGTGTCCGCACGGAAACCGACGTAGAGTGTGCGATTCGTGAGTTCAATGAGGAGACCAATGTTCCGCGTGACGCATACACGCTGTTGAAGGACATTGTCTTGGAGGAAACGTTCATGGGTCTGAATGGAATTCAGTATCGCCACATTTACTTTGTTGGATTGCTGACAGCGCCAGACCGTGTGAATGTGGGTCAGAAGATGACACACATGCAGCGACGTGAAATTTCGGGAATTGGGTGGAAGACGTTTGACGAGTGCCGTGGATATGTTCGCCCACACCACGTCGAGCGAATGGCCATGCTGGACGTATTGGAGAACATTGTCAAGACGTATGAGAGCAATTAATCCGGACACGCCGTGATTCCCAGCTTATCCATCCCTGCTGTCTGAACACCGAAGAGGTAGTGGAAGATCTCGCTAATGACCAGCCAGATGGCAAAGTGAACCCACACGTTGCCCTTGAAGAACCATGCCGACGGAACAGCAAAAGCAAAGAAGGTCACAATTGTGTCCACGATGGAAATTCCAGACACCCTCCACTGCCGAAGATAGCCGGTGCCGGGTGCACCTATGATGTTCGCATACGGACACTTGCTCATTGTATCTACGCAAACCTAAAACGTGCAAAGTACACCGTAATGCAGTAGGCCACGACGCTCAGCACAAACACCCACCACCACACCGGGAACACGGTGGCCTCCTTGTCCTCCGTTCCAAATGGACGGATCCGCCCTTCACGCCCAAAGGCGACGGACGGTTTGATGTACAGGAAGGCCGCCATCAGGAACAGGTAGATGGACACCATCCAGATGCGGTGGTTTTTCCGTGTCAGCGGCTCCATTACTTACGGGAGCGACGAGATTTCCCGTGCCGAGAACGGTGACGACGAGTGCGACGACGGCCACCGGACATCGAGAGCCTCTTGCTCTCCAGGAGAGCCATCAGACTCAGGGCACCCTCGCCAGATTCATTAATGCCGTCTCCTGTAATCATCCACGTTGTCTTACCGTCCGTAGTTTTGACTGTAAGAGTAGCCTGCTTTCCGTCAAACTTAACCTGTTGCGTCTCAGTGCTCATTTGTTCATACCTGCGATAATTTCAACGCACCACAAGATAATGAGCTTCGTGCTTCCGAACCGGAAAGCGTTCGCGGACTACATCACTCGCATCTTCCTGAAATACCGGAAGGAAGACCGTGACCCCCTCGACGCTGAAGACAAGGATGCCGACCTGTGCTTGAAACAGTCGAATGCTCGCGAGATGTTTCCATACCAGAAGCTGATTCGCGAGTACTTGATGATCGAGACGCCGTATCGTGGCATTCTGCTGTATCACGGTCTGGGGTCCGGCAAGACCTGCACCTCCATCGCCGTTGCCGAGTCGCTGATGAGCTACAAGAAGGTTTGGGTTCTGACACCCGCGTCGCTGCAACAGAACTATCGGTCTGAACTGCGAAAGTGCGGCGACCCTATCTACGCCTTTGAGCAACACTGGCGTGAGAAGGCATTGAATGAGCAGTCCCGAGCCGAGGCCAAGGCATTGTCCATCTCCGATGGATTCCTGGACCGGAACGGCAAGTTCTTCGTGACGGTTGCGGGTGAGAACCCGAATTACAAGGACCTGCCCAAGACGGCCCAGGATATCATCAAAGCCCAGATTGAGGACATTATCGGACAACGCTTCAATTTTATCAACTACAATGGTCTGTCCAGCAAGAACATTGACACATTTGTTCCGAAACCCGACGCCGAAGGAAACTTCCCTGCGAATCCGTTCAACAATTGCGTGGTCATTATCGACGAGGTTCATAACCTGATTTCGCGTATCGTCAATTCCTCTGAAATTGCTCGGCGTCTCTACGATGCAGTGTACAAGGCCACCGACTGCAAGATTGTCGGGCTGTCAGGCACGCCTGTCATCAATCGCCCCAACGAGATTGCGTATCTGATGAATCTGCTGCGTGGACCCATCGAGCGAATCACCATTCCCTTCGCCAAGGCTGCGTCGTGGGACGAGGAGAAAATGAAGACGGCATTCAAGGCTCTGCCCGATGTGGATACCATCGAGTTCAATGCGGTGAAGAAGTATGTGCTGATCACTCGCAACCCTCCTCATTTCCGGTCGGTGTACAACGAGGCAGGTGACCGCATTGCCGTGCAGTACAAGAAGGACATTCCCTTTGTTCCTCTGGCCATGGACTGGGTCAAGACCTGGGACAAGAAGATAACCGGAGAGATTGGTGCCGAGATTGCAGTTGAGCGTGTGACGACTGAGAATCTGGAATGCCTGCCCACCAAGTTTGAGGAGTTCGCAAGCACATTTCTCGATGGACTGAACATCAAGAACCCTCTGCTGTTCGGCAAGCGTATCCAGGGCTTGGTGTCGTATTTCAAGGGTGCCGATGAGCGGTTAATTCCCAAACGCGTGGAGGACGACAAGATGCTAGAAAAGGTGGTCATGAGCTCTGAGCAATTCACACAGTATCTCGACGTTCGCTTTCAAGAAATCAAGGCGGATGCGAGGAAGGCGTTAAGTATGAACGACGACGGCGGGTCGTATCGCGTCATTTCTCGGTTAGCCTGCAACTTTGCAGTGCCTCCCGAGTTGAAGGCCCTGACCAAGAAGGTGGAGACAGAATTCAAGGAAACGGATGTTCCCGACAAGCCTGAAATTCTGGCGGCCTTGAAGGCTCAGCCGGACAAGTACTTGACGGCCAAGGCGTTGGAGCAGTATAGTCCCAAACTGGGAAAGATGTTGGCAAACGTGGAGGCGACCCGCGGTGCCGGTGCTGAGTGGCCTAATCAATTCGTCTATTCGCAGTATCGCCAGCTAGAAGGACTTGGTGTGTTTGCCGCCATTCTGGATGCGAATGGGTGGCAGCCGTACAAGATCACCAACAAGAACGGACAGTGGCAGGAGGATGAAATGGCCGACAAGCCAGCCTACGCCTTCTTCTCCGGCGAAGAAAAGGAGGATCAGCGTGAGTTGATGCGTCAAATCCTCAACAACCGCTACGAGAACAGCTTTCCGCCTAGTTTGAAGACGAGCATTGAGAAACGCGGTAAGAAGTTGCTGTGCATGCTGATGGCCACGTCAAGTGGTGCCGAAGGTATCACGTTAGCCAATGTCCGCCACGTCCACATCATGGAGCCACATTGGACTCCGGCGCGTCACGACCAGGTTATCGGTCGTGCCATTCGCATTTGTTCACACGCGACATTGCCGCTCGACCAACGCACCGTCAAAATCAGTCTGTATATCTCCGTAATCTCGCCCACGCAATCCAAAGGTGCTGATGGACCGAACGTGGTGGCCGTTCGCAAATCCGACGTGGAGTTGAAGCGGTATGAAGGTGAACCAGCTGTGGAGACGTTCATGTCCACGGATGAGTACCTGTATGAGAAGGTGTATGAAAAGGACAAGGTCAATCAACGGATTTCCATTCTGCTGAAACAGTCGGCAGTAGACTGCGAAGTCCATCGCAAACTCCACTCTCGCGAGAAGCCGGCTATTTCGTGTATGCGGTTCGACACGACAGCAACGGGTGAGGATCTGGCCTTCAAGCCGAACATCAAGTCCGATGACCTGGACGAGACGTATTTGCGCAACATGACGCGGAAGAAGCGGCGGTTGCAGAAGCTGAAGATCAAGGACATTGTGTACTTCATGGATCCGGACTCCAAGGAGATTTTTGATGGTCAAGCCTTTGAGGACAACCAGCGGCTGTTACGCATCGGCACCAAGATCTCCGAGACGCAGATTAAATATTGGCTTGGGTAGAAGAAATGGAAGCTCGGCGACTTCAATTCGAAGAAATGCTTGGGAGAAATATTGGTAAGGTCGTAGAGTTTATAAAACAAAACTTCGACGATTTTCCTCCTGGCGAGGGGGTCGCTGTACCTGAAACCATCTGGATGATACATGGAATGGGTCCATCGAACTCGAAACCGGAGTTAAACGTGTTTTTCGTATCTCGTCGAGGCATGACCCATCAAATATTGGGAAAGGTAAGGGGGAAGAACGGAGGTCCCTTCGAGACTGGACTATGGAATGGGGGCAAAATAGTATGGACACCATACGGTGAGCCCCAGCCAGCGCCCCCCGTAGTCGTCGAAACACGCACGGTGCCGCCCGGACAGAGGGACCCTGTGTCACTTGAAATCATTACCGATGGTATGGAGATGGCTGACTTCAATAAAGAATATGGACATCGATACTATCAACACAGTACAGTGAAGAGGCTGTTAAAGGGTGGTCTACCCGGTGCGACTGGTGAAATGGTAAGTGACGTTAAACCATACATTGCAAAGATTGAAGGAACTACTAAGGTCACACTCGATGGCAAAAATTATGACCTCGTGGCTATTTCACCCCACGCGTATCACCTAGAAAACGCCAAAGGAGAAGTAATCAAAGAATACGACGACACTACTTTGGATGAAGCTAATCTCAATCTTGTTGGTGGTGGTCGTCGCAAGTCGCGTCGCGTTAAGAAGCGGCACGTAAGTCGGCGAGCCAAACGCCGCACACGTCGCTCCAAGTCTTGAACTTCATCTCCAACGCCCGAGCCTGCATCGTAACATAGTTCTCAATCACCGCATCCATCGCGTCGGCCACGTGATTCGGGTCGAAGGACGGTGCACTCAGGCCCAGAGGCATGGCTGCCGCCTGATAGACGAGCGGTCCCGGACGAATGTACTGCGCCACGGTGGTCGGAAGGAAGGAACGATACGACCCCACGTCCGTGACAATCTGGGGGGCACCCGTATACAGATGCTCGAGCTGGCATAGACCGAAGCCCTCGCCGTCTGACGTATTGATACCAACATCGGACATATTGTAAATCTGGTTGATGCCCTCGTCGCTCAGCGTGTTAGGCGGGGCCGTGTCCACAATCGCCATACGCTTGGCATACACATTCGGTTCCAGACCCGCACGGGTCAGCTGGTCGTGGAAGATACGCTGAATGTCATAGTGAGCACCCTTCTGCGGGTCAACCGTTGTCACCATGAGAAGCCAGAGCGGCTTATCCGGATGACGACGCAGCAGCTCCACGAATCCCATGATGGTCAGATCCTGACGCTTCCGCTGGCTGTTGCGATTGGCATTGAGGAAGACAATTGCCTCTGCCGGAAGACCCACATTCTTGCGGAGAGCGGCACGTGTTGCCAGCGGCAGACGAGAGAAGATGGTCGAATCGATTGCATGCTCCATCACGCCCGGAAGGGGAATGTCTGTGCCATACTCTGTATACAGCTTCGCCCACGTATCCGTGAAGCAATAGACCTTGTCGGCCGCCTTGTTCAGCTCAGCCATCAGCGGTGGAGCGATGCCGGTGTACACCTGATCCACGTACAACCACAGCTTGTACGGCGTCTCACCCTTCTTGTACTTCATGGACTGGATGAACCGAGCGATGATCATCGGATCATTGTAAATCATCACCACGTCCGGTCCGACCATCTCCAAGTACTCGTGAATCTTGTTGAACCCAAATCCCTCCTCCTTCGGGTCCTCGTTGGCGGCTGCATCGTAGGCCACAATGCCCTCGGGAACCTTGCGGATGTTCTTCCGCTCGGGATGGCGCTGAAATCCAAAGTGGAACGTCTTGACCTTCGGGGCAAGTGTGGCAGCCTGGGCCAGAAGATTGGAGACGACCTTTGAGTACCCGGTGGTCTGATCAACGTGAGTGCTAACGAGAACGAACCTCATTTGAGTGTATTCTCTCGGATGTGTATAAATAGAATGCAGGTCAACTCTGCCCAGGATTATCTGTCCTACCAGAAGCGTCGCATCATTTCCGCTACGTTTACGCAAGACCCTCCTCCTGCTCACCGGAGGTACAATTACGTCGCCACAGCTGTGTTTGGAAACAAGGCGGCTGTATACAATCGCTTCGTTGCACCGGCTACGCTTGCTCCCGGCACAGTTCCGGGTGGTAAGACGATCACATCCACATGCTGTCTGGCTACCGGGGGTTCTTTGGTCTAAACAATCGTATAGATAAGATACAATGCCGGGCGGTTTAATGCAGTTGACCCAGGTGGGGGCCCAGAACCAACTGATTAATGGTAACCCCTCTATGACCCATTTCAGAGCCGTGTATCGCCGGTATACGAACTTTGCTATGGAATCCGTTCGTATGGACTTTTCCTCGGCACACCTGGACTTTGGGACAACGTCCAAGCGAACACTGAGTTGTCGCATCGATCGGTATGCACAGTTGCTCCACGACACGTACCTGTTTGTGACTCTCCCTGACATCTGGTCGCCGATGGTCGCAGTGTCAACGTCCCCAGATGGCTATGACCCCGGATGCTCCGCGGTTGGCTACGAGTTTCAGTGGATCAAGAACATTGGATACAACATGATTGACCACGTGGACCTGGTCGCGAACAACGTGGTCATTCAGAGCCTGACCGGCGAGTGGTTGAAGATGTACTCCTACATGACCCACGATTCTGCCAAGCGCAAAGTCGTGGACCAGATGGTGGGCAATGTGCCTGACATCTATGACCCTGCGAATGCGTATGACCGGGTCAACCAATACCCCAATGCTGTCACACCGGCTGCACTTCCCACAACCATGCCATTCACAACCATTCCCGAGCCGTCCATTCGCTCTCGTCAGCTCGTGATTCCTCTTCACTTCTGGTTTGCGGAGAACCCGGGTATGGCTCTGCCGCTGGTCTCGATGCAGAACTCAGAGACGTACATCAATGTAACTTTGCGTCCTCTGAATCAGCTGTATACCGTGATTGATGTGGCCCCCACGAGTCCAACCTATGGACAGCGTATCCAGCCCACGGGCTCGTATCCTATTGGACTGTTTCTGACTCCGCCAACCGTGACAGGTAGCTCGTCGTCCGCGTCAATCGTCACCTTTTTTGCAAATCCGTATCTGGAAGGCAACTTCATTTACCTGACGGACATGGAGATGAACCAGCTTGCTACTGCCGACCAGACATTTCTTCTCAAACAGGTGACCCATGTTCTTAAAGAGGGTCAGTATGGTGCGAATACCGACCTGGAAATTCCCATGTTCAATATGGTGACACGTATCGTCTTCGTTGCTCAGCGGTCAGACAAGTTGACGACAAACGACTGGGACAACTACACGAATTGGTCCAGTTCGAACCGCGCTCCGTTCTCGGGTATAACCCAGAGCAAGGGTGATATCCTGTATTCATCTGGACAGTATCAGGTGACCTCGGTGTCTCCACGCGATGCCATTGTCGACGGCCAGCTTCTGTTTGATGGCAATGAACGGTTCAAGACGAAACCAAAGGCCTATTTCTCGCTTCTCCAACAGTACAAGCATACGACAGGTGAGCAACCGTCTACGCTCCCCGGTGTGTACATGTACTCGTTTGCCCTCAACAATGACCAGTATCAACCCAGTGGTGCAGTGAACGGATCCAAGATTAACAAGGTTGTGCTTCGTATTTCTTTGCAGCAACCCTTACCGGTCAGCGTGGCATCTGCGGCACAGGGCGTAGTCTGCGTTCTGAAATCAACTGCACTCAGTCAGAACCCAGTGATCATTCCACCGGGTGATCTTCTTCCCCAGGCCGATGGCAGTTATCTGTACACCCCCGACCAAGTCATTTCGATTGTTCCCTCGGTTGCGAATAACAACATCATCTTTTTGTACACGTATACCGTCGGTGTGTATGTTGAGTCCATCAATTACCTGCGTATCGTAAGCGGTCTTGCAAATCTCGTATTTGCTACTTAACAATGGGTGAGGTCAAGTTGACGAAGGCCGAGTACATTGTCGGCACGCAGACGCTCGATGTCATGGATCTCCTCAACAAAATCAAAGCTGAAAATTACGGGGCAATTGAACTCCCGATGGCCAAGCTGGATGAAGACCTCCGGAAAGACCATCGCATTACAACGCCCGCGGATGCGGAAGCCCTGCGGTTGACTCCACCTCGGCTCGTTGTAGACTATACGGATGAAAAGGGCATTCCCCACCACATCGAAAAGGTTGGGGCTGCTCAGGCTGCACCGATTCCTCCCGCAAAGGAGAAATTCGAAAACGACGATGGAGTTGCCATTGGTAAGCGGTCAGTGCTTGGCCGCCTGATTCAGACTCCATCTGAGATCTTCAAGGACATGGGAATGTTCGCAGCAAGGGGTTCCTTTCTCTTTGGATTCGCACTCTTCTGGACGGTCATGGTTATCTGGACATATACGCAGTGGACGTACATTGGCATTGAACTCACGCCGTTGAAAGGAGCTGCGGGAGATCCGACCAAGTACACCACGGAGAACCTTGGCATCTTTGCCAAGTATGTCGTTGGTCTGACTGCACTGGTTATGGGTGCCCTTGCTGCACTCTGTGAATATTCGAAGATCAATGCGACGATTGCCAAGTATGTTGGAGGTGTGCCTGTATACGGATGGCTGATGCGTGCGATCATGACAATCACAAGTGGGTTCGCGCCGATTGCGGGCCTCTTTCTTCAGTTGATGATCTGGTTCACAGTGGTTCGGCCGATTGAAGCATTGAAGAAGAACCCTAGCCCAAACAGTCTCACGATACCAGGCATGGGCAAATCCTTGGTATAGAGTAAGGATGCTGATTCAACTTCCCTGGTTGGTCGCGGGTCTGTTAAGTGGATTCGTGATAGGAACCGTGTTTATTCCACCGACACGCAGGTCGGCGAGTCTCCCAAAACCCGGTGATCGCAGTGTGTTTCACACAGAGACAGGATGTGTTCGATTCGAAGCGACCGAGGTTCCATGCACTGCGGAACCCGACTCACTGAATCTCCTCGCATCTCAGAAGTAATGAAGGTGCCGATCACCAACGTGCTTCATCGTGGAGCACCCTTCTTTTCCTTCATCATTGGACTGGGGTTGGCCGTGCTGCTATTCCACCGCAGTTTCGGAGTCATCAAGACGCTTGCCATACCGGTCAGTGAGGCCACAAACAAAACCGTCAAGGTGGATGGAAAGTGCTACCGATACCGCGTGGAAGACGCGGAATGTGAAATCCCGTCTAGTTCATAAACAATGGAAGGGTCTACGTCGTTAGATGCTCTCCTCCCGAGTCCCCAGGGTCCGCAGTCGGCTCCCCCCGTGTATCCCGAGGCAAGTGGACCAGGTCCTAGCACCACTGGGTTCGCTCCGTCGTTCAAGCCGAGCCTCCCGGCCATGACCTTCATGTTTCGCAACCTCCAGCTGTATGTCGCCTTCTTTCTGTCGACATTTGTTCTGTCCTTAGCTACGCCGCGTAACCTGCTGCTCCAGTACATCCCGTCGGCGTACACATCGAATGGCGTGGTCAGCTATCAGGGTGCCGCGGTGATTGGCGGTGCGTCCGTGGTTCTCGCTCACTTTGTGAATGTCGTGATCACAAGCTTTCTCGGATAGTGTGAACACAAGATAATGCAGTGTCC